ATTTATACCTAAATTCAATATAAAGGGATCTAAAATATCCACAGTGTCACTAATCATTCTATAATTGTTTAGCCAAGTTTTTAAATTATTTTTAATTGTACTGTTCGTTTTGATAAGTTTTCCGAACTTATCTTCAGAAATAACGTACATATTAATATTTCTTTTTTGTGAATTTGGATCTCTTTGTGCTGAGACTCTTTTTATAGAACCAAACTTGGCAGGCATTCGATAGCATAAGCTTTCGTAATCAGTTTGTGTAACCGCACGATTCTGTGTGGGGAAAGTATCGTAAATTCTTTGTTTCACCTCTTCAGAGTTCGGGTACGTTATATCACCGAGAATTGGTTTCTCGTTACTTACTTCAAGTGAGTTATTAACAGTTTGCACAGTTGTATCGACCAAATTAAATCTATCGCCGTAATCAAATTGAGCGTTCGAAACACTGTTTAATTCGCCAGTGGCAATGTTTGCACTTGTCGGGTTGCTTGTACGATAAACAATAGTCAATGTTGTGTTGGACGGTGATATTCCATAATTCTGGTTTGAGGGTAGGCTTGTTGGATCGAAAGTCTTGTCGGTAATATAGCTTTTTCCAAAAGCATCAATGGCGACTGTTTGCGGCTCGACAAGGACACTATTTTCTGAATCATTGCCGCTGCCGAACTGTAAGGCCACTGCATCTCTATCAAATTGCGTAACAAATTTTCTGGATACAAGCATGGGTTGAAGGACCGAGGGAACGTTGTCTTCTTTATAGTTTCTGTTCCCAACCTCTTTAAAGATTATATCTTGTGCCAGATAATCAACTTCATAATACTGATTTCCTTGAGAATCTGTAACCGAGACAATTTCGGAAACATTTGGGTTTCCTATTTCGATTCGACGGAATCTTTGGTAAGGACCGACTTCCACTTGTTCTTGCTCGAAAACGCCGGAAATGACATTTCCAAAAGCACGGACAGCATAGAACGTGGGGGCGCCGGTGGAAGTGTCGGTTCTTGCCACAACCGTGCGGTTTCGCGGATTTGCAAAGTCCACATTTTCAGTTAACAGAAAGCTAACGCCAGTTGTAGATTGAAATCGTGCGCCGCGGCGCAAAATTGGTAAATAATCCTTATTTGGTCCCAGTGTGACTACAGAGGCTGGCACTAAAACGTAGAGTGTCACTTGTCCGAATGTCGATGGGCGCCCTTGAGATTTGTAACCCAAAATCCGCCCATGTCTAATAATATTATTATATTGATAAGCGGTATCTAAAAAGGATTCATTTACGTTATAGTCTAAGTAAAACGAAAGCTGATCTCCAACGTACGCAACCGCGTCTAACATTAATGAGCCGAAAGAAGCTTCGCTAAAATCTTGAAAGGTGTCAGGATAGTACCTTTCTGCAATTTGCAACAAATCGTCACGAATAGATGTGAACTCTCTATTTGTATAATTTATTGGTACTATTTTTTTCTGTTCGTCTGGCATCTAAAAACTATTCCTTTTGTAAATTAAATAGTAAATTCAATCAAATCTGAGTCCGATATTGCTGGTATTGAATAAGAAATGTTTAAAGCCAATAAATTTTCATTTGTTGCTGATTGACCAAAAGTAATTTCCCTTATCACAATGACAGGTAAGTACTTGGCTGTTTGCTTTCTAATTTTTGTATCTATTGCTTGGAACGTACCTTGTCCAAAATTTTCAAATAAGTATTGTTTTAGTCCGACGCCGAACTCGGGCTCCATCACTCGTTCGCCGGGATTTGTTAGAACAAGCATCTTAAAGTTCTGTTTAATAACCTCTTTGATTCTCTTTAGCATTCTAAAGCCATCGGTCGAATCATAGTTTAATGGGAGTGCTACACCAAAAGAAGACATATTTTATACCTCTTATTAAATACTCAACAATATCATTTTTTGCACATGTTTCCGTTCTTATCAAAAGGATTAGAGCGCAAAAGACGCTTCTTAAACCACGGTACGTGGCGTTCACCTGGCGAAAATTTAAATGCCTCAGTCAGCCCGGCGATGGCAGAAGTGCCCACGTCACCTGTTTCTGGTTTTTGGAATTCTCTCTGGTTATAATAATTCTTAAACAACTTCTTTAATCTTGTTTTCGAGCGAGTCAGTATGCGGCGATCCCATTTATCGAAATGCCAGCCAAACAATCCATTACCTCTAAATATCCCAGGCCATCGTTCTTCTGCGTTTGCCCATGGGCCGGTCCCTGACTCATCTTCGCCGCCGCCGCCGGGCTGCAGCGTACCATCCTCGCTGTAATAGACGCCGGGCTTTTGTGTGTAATCTTCAGTGTCGAGTGTCATCGTGTTTTCGCCAATTGATGGCAAAAATCCCATATCATTATAGATCGCCAACGTAGAAAGAACCTTTTTGATTGGGAAGATATAAGACATCAACATATTAAATTTCTCGTCATCAACAAGATTATTTACCAAACAAAACATTAGTTTACTGTCTGCCTCTATCGGCTGAAACTGGCCAATGGGCAGATCCAGCGCGTCGATTTCAGTTTCGACAAGAGTATATTTTGAGCCGCCGGAAGTTATTGAAAATCTAATACCATATCTAACTCCAAGCTCGCCTTGGAGTCCGATTGGATTGTCGGAAGAGTCTCTTACAACAGTCATTGAGCCGGGATAAACATCAGATAAATTCAAGGCGCGGTCATTCGCCTTGATGATGCTGATAGCTTCCGATGGGGGGTAGTACCTATTATCAATTTTTATATATAATTCTGCTACGAACGGTTTTGGGCCGGTGCCGATAGCGCTCGGGCTGAGCGGACTGACCCCCCCAATTGGCACAACTAGTTTATTGGCAAAGGGTCTTAGCATCTCATGGGGGTCATCAGTGTGGACTTCCCCCACCATATAGATTGGATCGCCCGTTTCTTCGTCTGGGACTATGTGATAGTATCCAGTATACGGCTCTCCAGATTCAAACGCGAATTCGTAGCCGCCGGTGTATAACTCTTCACCTTCGGTTGGAAGATCCTTAGTTTCTTCTTTAATTTCTTTTTGCAAATCTAAACTGGTATTTACTGTTAAGTTCTCCAGAATGTAGTAGTTTAGATTTTTAATCATATCGCTTGGCTTGACCATGTTAATATTTTCAAGATTCGTCATAAAGATAGATGCCATATAATCCATCTCTTCAATGACAAACTCTTTTAAAACCAGCTTCGCGTAGTCTTCTGTTTCTTTGATGGCTTCAAGAGTCCTTTCATATCGATAATTTTTTAATGTATTAAATGGGCCGGTTTCTTTTGTTTCTTTCGCAGTCTTTAGCCGTTTCTTAAAAGGATATCGATAATTTTTCTCAAAATCTTCTAAATGTGTTAATGCACGCACAACATCCGGAGGTGGCTCTACATCGCCGTCGGCAACCTTTCGTGCATATGTCTGAACCGATTGTTCTAAAAATGCATACCAGAACTCATCGTCCTTAAAGGGGTTGAAAAAAGCAAATAAGCTACTTGGCTGTGCATCCTTAAGCTCTTCTTCCATGATCTCAACAACATACGATGCATAAATAGAACTAAAGTTATTTCTAAAATCCGGATAGAACTTTGTGAACGTCGCCAAAGATTTGAGGAAGTTTTGGCTCACAAAAATGCGACATGCAGCATGTATAAGCCCCTCAATACCGGCCTTTGAGTTGCGCTCCAAGATTCGATTATAAGGCTTTTCTTTAACACAATCAGGATCGGATTTTAATCTCTTATCCTCTGGAATTTTGTTGTACGTCTCAGATATCATCTGTTGAATCTGTCCAAAATCAACCAAGTTCGTGTTGCTTGGCTTACAAGGACTCATCTCGGGGAACATGGCGTCAACAATTGCCAGCCAACCATTTTTATCAGCAGGTTTTAGATAAAGGGGTGGGCTTATATTTCTGCCTCCATATGAAGTGGGATTCAAATAAAAGACTTGGTTTGGCACACCGGTGCTTTCTTCATCATGTTGCATTTGACTCATGCCAAATGGAGCATCGCGGGCTTCGATGGATTCTCTTTCAAGATAATCCCTCATTTCAGTAAACGTGCCACCCTCGCTCACACCGTAAACCATCTGTTCCGGCGTTATATCATCAAAAACGGCGCCGTAGTTGAAAGCCTTGTTGTTCTCAT